AAACCAAAAGTAAGAAAACGACACGCTTCAAAAGAAGACGTTGCTAGTGTGATATGGAAAAGATTTATGAATAATCATACACCAATCAAAGACAAAAAAAATAAAGAATATATTGTAAAGACTGGACATAGAACAACAGATATTTATAAAATTGTTAATTCTTGGTTTCAAAAAGGTGGACAAGTTGGAACTTACATTAATTATCAACTTGAACATTACAAAAAGAAATTGGAAGAGGTGGTAAAAAATGCTACAAATTCTGAAACAAAAGTTTTTTCTTTTTCATCTGCTAAATTTAGAGACGAGGATGTAAATAAATGGTTAGGTGAAAACACTAATTATGGAAATAAAAAACCAGAAAAAAATAAACTATTAATAGTAATTTACCATTCTAATTCAGTAGCAGAAACTAAATGGGATGATGCTATGGCACAAAAGAAAAAAGAAATTAAGTATTTAGCCAGATTAACAGGTGTTAATTTTATTGGTTTTAAATATATGGATACACAATAATAATAAAGGTTACAATATGAAACAACTTACAGCAGAACAAATCCAAGAGAATTGGATTGCACTTCTAAATTTAATAAAAGATACATTTGAAGGTGAACGACTTGAAAAGTTGTTAAAAATGTATGAGTATTTTGAAGAGAGAATGATAGTAGCGCCAGCAAGTGGTAAAGAACATTATCACAATGCACACGTTGGTGGTTATGTAGAACACGTCATTCATGTTACAGATTTGGCAGTGAAGTTAAGAAAAATGTGGGAAGCAGAAGGGGCTACAATAGATTTTACAGAAGAAGAAGTTATCTTTGCAGCTTTACATCACGACTTAGGTAAAGTAGGTGATATGGATAATGATTACTATGTACCACAAGATTCAGAGTGGCATAGAAAAAATCGTGGTGAAATCTTTACACATAATGGTCAACTATCTTATATGACAGTTACAGATAGAGCCATTTTCTTGTTGAATCAGTTTGGTATCACAATGAGTGAAAATGAATACATTGGTTTAAGACTTACTGATGGTTTGTATGAAGAAGCTAATAAAAACTATTATATTAGTTGGAATCCTGATTGGGCATTGAAGTCTAATATAGCATATGTACTTCATGCAGCAGATAGTATGGCTACTCATATTGAATATGATGTGTGGAAACGTGGTGATATAGAAGAAGTTGAAGCTAAACAGGAAAAATTAACTTCATTAAAGAAAGCATTGACGGTTGATGATAATGAAAAGAAACCACAATCGCCTGAATTATCAAAAAAATCTCAAGATTTATTTGATGAACTATTTGGAGATAAAAAATGATTATAGAAATATTATTAGGAATATTCGTTACTGCATTTTTAACTAGCTGTTTTACTATTTGGAATCTAATGAAAAAACAAGAGCTAACAGAAGATTGGTTAATAGCTGTAGAAAATAGATTAACAAATATAATTACTGAAACTAAAGACATAGATGAAAAAGGTATGTTTGAAGCAGATGATGAAGTTGGATCTATTTTTGAACAAATTAATACACTAATACAAACATTAAATGATTTTGTAACAATAGAAGGGGAAGAGGAAGACAATGCCAGTAGTTAAAAAGAAAAAGAGGAAAATGTATTTTGGACAAGTAACTGAAGATGCTATCGTAAGATATAATAAATCAGAAGATCCTATTTTAAGAAATACAATTTATAATGACTATATTCGAAAACCATTTGAGAAATTGGCAGAGAATATCATCCACACTTTTAAGTTTTATTACTTTGATGTTCCAAGTGAAGATGTAAAACATGAAGTAGTTTCATTTCTTGTTATGAATATGCACAAATATAAAGAGGGTAAAGGAAAAGCATTTTCTTACTTCAGTATTGTTGCTAAGAATTATTTAATTCTACATAACAATAATAATTACAAAAAAATGAAAGCTACCGATGATCTAGATGTTTTAGATTTTTCAAGAAACATTAGTAGTGAGCAAGAACAAAAAGTAGTTAAAGATTACTATGAAGTTTTCTTTGATGAAATGTTAGAGTATTGGGATGTTCATCTTACAGAATTATTTAAACGCAAAAAAGATTTAAATGTTGCTGATTCTGTAATTTATTTGTTTAAGAATAGAGATAACATAGAAAACTTTAATAAGAAAGCTTTGTATATCTTGATCAGAGAACGAACAGGTTCTAATACTCAACATATTACTAGAGTAATAAATCAAATGAAAAAACAATATACTAAGATGCAAAAAGTATTTCAAGCATCAGGTTCTGTTACTAATATGACTACGGGATCGTATATGAATGTTTTATTTTCTTAATTAGAGAATAACATATAATAAAAAAGGGGACCACATGGTCCCCTTTTTATGTGTCCTATATTTGTAGGAAATATAAGACGTATTCCGTCCTACTTGCGGAATAAACCCACCAACACCAATAAGGCGACAAGTCCAGCGAAACCAGACTCGCCAAACGTATTTATGATGGATGTCAGGTTACCTATAACATTCACACCAAAGACACCTGTTCCAAATATTACTTCAGAAACAGCACCTATGGCGACAAAAGACATGAGTAAATGAGCTAAGTCATCAACCCACCCTTTAACTTGTGTTATGATTTCCTTCATCGGTTTTCTCCCGTTAGTTAACAAAAAAAAGGTTGCTCAGTTGGAATAACCAAGCAACCTCTACAATAACTATGTAAAATCTTATAATTTTATATTTATATAATGAAACATCTTTTGGAAATTACAATAGGTTAAATCTTAACTGAATATAAAACGGAGTTTAAATGGCTACAGATTATGAAGTATTTGAAGGTAAATCTCTATCTGACGTATTCAAAGATATTTACGACAATACTGAGAAAAATAGAAAGCAATTAGATGTATTAACAAGGGAACTTGTATCCTTTATTAAAGATGGTGATACTGCAGTTCAAATTGTTCCTATGTTAAAAGAATACCTCGAAATCAACGTAAAAAATGATGATCAGTTGGTTAAAATAGCAGGTATAGTTCAAAGATTAATTGCAGCAGATGGAAAAGTTGGCTCTGAAGATGCCTTTGCATTATCAGATACAGAGAAAGAACAGTTAATGAAAGCTGTAGAGTCTACCGTAGAAGATGTACAAAAATATTCTGATAAAATTTCGACGGAAATAAATTCATTGGAAGATTAAATGTCTAAAATCACAATACCTGATAGCTTACTATCACAAGTTGGATATACAAATATCTATGACGTTGATAATCAGGTTAGAAAAATATTAACACCAGTTGTTAATCAAATCAATTCTTTATTTAGTCAAACAGCTGGAGAGTTGGCTGAAGTAAGAGAAGTGTATGCTATTGAGAATCAACTACCATTAACTGAAGAAGGTTTACCAAATTATAAATTACTTGGTGCAATAAAAATACGAACTGTTTTACAAGATCAATATTTAAGTGAAGAAGAATTACCTATAGCCGTACCATTAGATCCTAATATTAAAAGTTTTCCTGTAAAAGGAGAATATGTTTTTGTTGAAAGTATTTTTGGAGATAAGTTTTATTCGAGAAGAATAAATATACACAATAATCCTAATAACTCATCACATACAGGATTAAGTAGCAAGTTTAGTATAAGTTCTAAAAACAGTTCAGATAAGAAAACATTAGAGACTGCTAATACGGGAATAGCAAAAAATGTAGATGATGCTGAAGTAATTCCATTAGGAGACTTTTTTCAATCTGATTTTAATTTTAGACAGTTAATTCCAAACGAAGGTGATGTAATTGTAAGTGGTAGATTTGGAAATTCTGTTAGGTTGGGTAGTAATATTGTAAATGGGGTTCAAAATTCGCCAAATGTAAAATTGAGAGCAGGACAATTACAAGATGCTGTAAAATTTGATGAAGAAGGTTTGGTAGAATCTTTAAATGAATCACGTTTTGTACCTGTAACAGAAAATATAAATTCTGATGGATCTTCATTGTGGATGACTACTGATGAAGTTATTCCATTAAAACCTGCTACATTCGATTCCACAGATTTCTATTTATCTACAGTAAAGGAAAAGGATAGAATTGAAGAGTTTGGTGGTAAGCAAGTTGTATTGAATTCTGGTAGATTGATATTTAATAGTAAGGAAAGTGGAATATATGGATTTAGTAATGGGCCAGTAGAGATATCTACCTTAAATGGTTTTGGTATATCTGCTCAGCAATATGTAGATATTAACAGTCCAATAATAGAATTTGGTAGAGGTGAAGAAAAAACCAAAGCAGTTAATGTTAGAACAGTTAATTTTGATGTTGAGAATACAAAAGGTTACTCTACATTAGCAAGTAAAGGAATACGTTTAGGGCAGGGAAATTATGAACCTGCTGTAAAAGGAAATGAATTACAGGATATACTTACTGATATGATGGATACTATAAGTGATTTAGCATCAGCAGTAACTACGATAGCAGTAACACCTATTACGATTCCTGTATTAGTAACACCAACACCACAAGCATATGCATCTGAAGCAGCAAAAACTGCACAGGTCATGAGTTTATTAGCAGGGTTACAGATTAAGTTAAATAGAATGTTAAGTCGTGTGGTTGAAGTAGAATAAAACAAGAGGTATAAAATGAAGAAATCAGATCTCATTAAAGTTATAAGAAAAATAGTTAGTGAAGAGGTTAAAAAAGAAGTAAATAAGATATTTATTAAAGAGAATAAGTCAATATCTGAAAAAACGTTCAAAGAACCTATCAGAAAACAATATAAAACTAAACCTAAGAAAAAAGTTCGTTATACATCAAATGAATCTTTAAATAAGGTTTTGAATGAAACTGTTGGTGGACTTCCACAAGAAGGTGGAATGATGAGCGGAGCAAGTATATCTGAAGAAGAATATCCTGATATGGGTGGTAAACAATATACTACACAAAATATGGCTGATGTTTTAGGTTATGGTGATATAGTATCAGCAGATCCACAACATGGTAGAGATAAACTAGCAGCACAAACTTTAGCAGAAAAAGGTGTAACACCTGATCAAGTAGGTGATGGTGTTGTAAAAGCACTCACAAGAGATTATAGTGGTTTAATGAAAGTAATGAATAAGGGTAAATAATGTCATCTATAGCAAACGATTTAAATCCTGATACCTTTGTAGGTTTATCTTTTCCATTAGGAAGAGATACATCAGGAACTTGGTTTAAAAGGCACAAGACTCTTTTAGAACAAGCTAGAGATAATTTAAAAAATTTGTTATTAACTAATGTTGGAGAAAGACCAGCTCAGCCAGAATTTGGTTCTCGACTATTATCAGTTGTTTTTGAGTTTAAAGATGATAGTTTAATTGAAGAAGTTATAAATGAAGCAGTAGATAGATGGCTACCTTATATTAATATAAAAGCAATAAATACTACAGTAGAACCAAGAAATCCAAATCAACTTAATGTTGAAATAAAATTCGGAGTAACTACTGATCCTGAAGCAACGGAACAAATTACATTAGATTTTGCTCAAGGTGAATAGGAGAATATAAATGCCAACAAATACCGTAGGGCCAAAAACAGATATTAGCAAAGATGTTAAATATCTTAATAAAGATTTTCAAGGATTTAGAAATGATTTGATAGAATTTGCTAAAACTTATTTTCCAACAAGTTATACGGATTTTAATGAATCAAGTCCTGGAATGATGTTTATAGAAATGGCAGCTTATATTGGTGATGTTCTTTCTTATTATGTAGATAATCAATTTAAAGAATCTTTAATGGCATATGCTGAAGAAAAAAGAACTATATTGGATATAGCACAATCTTTAGGATATAAACCAAAAATTAGTTATCCATCATTTGTAACTTTAGATGTTTATCAAACTGTACCAGCTGTTGGTGCTGCAGATGCTGTTAGACCAAATATGAATTATGCTTTAACTGTTAAAAGTAATACGAGAGCAAAATCAGTTACTACAGGAAAAACTTTTAGATTTTTAGATGATGTTAATTTTAAATATTCAAGTTCTTACGATTCTACTACAGTTTCTATTTTTGAAACAAATAGTAATGTTCCTACAAAATATTTGTTAAAGAAAAGAGTTAGGGCTGTTAGTGGTGAAATAAAAGAAGAATTGTTTACTTTCGTAACAGCAGTTAAGTATGATAAAGTAGTATTATCTAATCCAAAAGTTATTGATATAATTTCAGTAACCGATAGTGATGGAAACTTATGGTATGAAGTTCCTTTCTTAGCACAAGATACAATATATGATGAAGTGGAGAATGTATCAGCAAATGATTCTGATTTAACTCAATATAATGATACTGCACCTTATCTATTAAAGTTAAGAAAGACACCACGAAGATTTACAACATATGTTAGAGATGATAATAGAACTGAGTTAAGATTTGGTGCAGGTGTTTCGGATAATCCTGATGAGGAGATAGTTCCAAATCCAGATAACGTTGGTTCTAGTTTACCAGGAGGTGTTTCAAAATTAGACCAAGCGTTTGATCCAGCAAACTTTCTTAATACAAGAACTTATGGATTAGCACCAGCCAACACAACATTGACAATTAAGTATACTGTAGGTGGTGGTATCGAAGATAATGTTTTTTCTAATGATATTAAAAATTTAAGTGATATTTCATATGAAATAGACGAATCTAATTTAGTAGCTGGTACTGTTACACAAGTTAAAGAATCTGTAGCAGTTAACAATCCTGATCCTGCTACAGGTGGTAGATCGGGTGAATCATTGACTGAAATTAAACAAAATTCTTTAGCATATTTTCAAGCACAAAGTAGAGCAGTTACGAAAGAGGATTATATGGTAAGAGCATTATCATTACCACAAAGATTTGGGAACATAGCAAAAGTATATCTTGTTCAAGATGAACAACTAAATCAATCTGAAGAACAAGTTCAAGAGCCAGAAGTTAGTGTACAAGATGCAGCACCAGCACTTGAACAACAAATTGAAGAAATTTCACCTATAAGACA